TGTTATTATCGTCAGTTTTTTCGTTAATATCAACAACATCTCCATGACTACCGTCCAATGATGTTTTATCGTCGTCATTTTTATTAGTTTCTTGATTCGTAACTACGTTATTATCATCAAGAACAATATCGTCAAATTTTGCCATAGTTTTAATTTTATTATTAAATTATACATAAATTGTTTTATCGATGCAAAGATACACATTATTTTATATAATAAGATAACATACTAATTAAAATTTGTTAATAGCCATTTCTCACTGACATTATAAATATTACTGTCATCATTTCTAAAATCAATAAATTCTTTATTTTTGCTATTATTCCGGCTCTAAACAATAGCCAATTGCAGCCGGCAATTTTCGTCTATTAAATAGCGAAATTCCTACTTTATTTTAATCGTGTTGCGTTTGAAATGCTTTGCTGATAACTTGTATGCAGTTCGCCCGTAGAAAGATTCTCATGCAAAATTTCACATTATTATATTATATAAAATAAGTTCCTATCGGTATATTACCGACAGGAACTATTATTACTTTTTATCGTACTTATTTTTATTAGTCTTTGCAATCTTTAAATCATTTTGCATTTGTTCACGCTGTACATTTCTATCAGCAGCAGCATTATACATATCATTTGCAAGTTTTTGTCTTTCAATATCAAGTTTCATCTTTTCTATTTCACGCCTACCTTCTTCAATTCTTTCCTGAGAAGCGTTTTTATCTTGGACACTAGTGTCTGTATCAGTGAGTACAGACATATCGACGTCTGCATATTTAAGTTGTAATTCATAATAATATTTGAGTTCTTCAGTCTTTCTATCTTCCTCACCTTTAGCGGCAATCTCTCGTAACTTATTTTCAATCTCTTCTTGTTTAAGAAGTTGTTCCGCCTGTTGCATTTGCTCTTCATGTTGTCTTTTAATATTTTGAAAGTCCATTATAGTTTTCTTCATAGCACTAACACTATTACCTGTAATAGCAGCTAATGCCATATCCAAATCACCATTTTGTGCAGCACTAAATGCCCACTGTCTAAGTTGTTCTAGTTTTCCAGATTCTGTAGCTGAATTTTTAACAACAACACTAAGGTCTGACATAAGTAACATATCAACATCAAGAGATATAAACTTATGTTCCTTTTCGTTATTATAATATCCAGCATCAAGTCCATCAACAAAAGCTAGCTTAGCGTTATCCAAATCTCCTTGATAATCTGAAGCTCGTAATTTATCAAAGGCAAAATTAATAATTACAGAACCCATAGAACCTCTGGCGATAGCCTCTTCTGTAGTACCTTTACCAGCACTTTGAGCAATCATACCATAACGCTGAGGAGTCATATCTACAATTTCACGAGCTTCAATTTTAATAGCCTCCATCAAATCAGTAAGTTGTTTAATGTAATCTCCAAGATTAGCATTAAGCAATCTAATTTGCTGAGCTTTTATAGAATTAGAATCTAAACTATCATCGTAATACAAAACACCATCGGCAGCCATTTTATAAACCTTATCTTCTTCTTGGTCACCTAAAAGACTTTCAGGCATAATAAGAATAAGCATTTTATTTTTAGCAATAACCATTTCACGATGATAAGCAATAATGTTACGAAGCACTTGGAAAGGTGTAATAATATCAATAATACTAAATTTACCAAATAAAGGCAAAACTTCCATAAGACCATTATAAGGCAGCTTACCATTCCTATTATAATTACAGGGACGACAATGAATAGGATATATAGCAGAATACCTACTACCGATACGGTATCCCTCATAAGTTTGTGGTTCATAAACCCATTCAATATTAATATGACCTAATTCGGCATTAAACTCAAAATCTTCATCTACAATCGTTTGAGTTTGCATACCCATTTCATTAACGTAAGTTAAAATACCTCTTTTAGCAAAACCTCTCCAAACTACGTGCCATACTTCATACAAATCTCCATTATCTTCATATACTGTTATAGGTTGTTTGCGAAAAGAATTACGTTCTTCTTCATTAAACTTTGAACAAACATCGGGATATTTCTCAAAATATTGGTCATACGATAACAATTTAGTACCAGCTGTTCCAGAATCTTTAGCATAAAATGTGTCAAGAAATTCTCTATCTTCTTTAGAAAGATAATCATCAAACATATCATATATTTGATTCAAGCTCATCATCATCTTTCTAGCAAACATATCCTGGTCTTCTATATATCTATCTCTAGTAGGAATAGGATATGCTTCTACAATAGGAATATTTTCTTTATATACATTATTATCTCGTATTGTTTTGTAAGTATAGCATTCACCAAAAGCAACAAAATTAAAAAATTCCTCAGCATATATTTCTTCATCTTTTGTTATACTTTGTATGTATTCCAAAAGTTGCTGTCCTTGAACTGTTTGTTCGTCAATATAATTTTCATTGAAATTCTTAACAAAAGCTTCCATTTCCTCAGAACTCATAACTTGCTCTGAAGAAACATTTTGCTCGCCCGTAGAATGTACTTGCTCACCTCCTTGTTGTGCCTGCGCTTGTTGCTCTTGCTGCATTTGCTGCAATCTCTTTGTAAATTCAGCAACAAAAGCTTGTTGACAAAGTTTTGTAACTTCTTCTTTAAGTTTAGCGTTTTTGTTAATAATGATATTCGGGTCATTACTACCAACTATAAACTCGTGTATTCCTTTTGTATATTCGCCGACATAACGTCTAATAATATCAGACATTATATCAAAATTACGCATAGTTGCAGGAAATCTTCTATAACGTTCTTCTGAAGAATTATAAGGATTTAATGTTTTCCTATAAAATTCATCAGGAATATTACCGTGAAGAATATTAATCCTGTTATGTGTATCTACTTCATTTTTAAAAGATATTCCGGCTGCAATAACAAAATCTATGCAATTGGCATACCATTCAGCCTTTTTCTTTTCAGAAGCAGAAACTTTTTGTTTAGGAAAATATAAATTTCCTCTAAATCCAAATTCATTCATCTTTGTGTATTTGAATATAATAATTTCTATATTTAACTAAAGGTACTCTGTCACAAAGACTATTTATTAAAACTTTTAATACCATAGAATTAAGATTAAAATAACTATTAATGTCTTCGTATTTTCCAGTATATACAATATTATCATTCATGTCTAATATATCATAAATGTCAGGTTCTTTCTTTTTGCGCAACGAATCAAATTTTTCAAAATCAGAAAACCAATAAAAGCCATATTGAAATCTATTTTTAGATTTATTTTTTATAGCATTAGCAGCTTTCGGAAATACTTTAGATAATGCTTGTAAATCATATTCATTTAATATTTCTCCTTCTTCATTATATTGATATATTTTTGTAGATACTCTTCTATCACGTCTGTGACGCCACATAAGATTATCAGCACTAGCATTAAGTCTATTACCGTCTTTGTAACAAATATCTGTTTTTGTAGGGTCTGTTCTAGGAACAAAATATTTAGCAACAAGCTGTCCAACAGGTACTAGTGTATTATCAGCAAGTCTCATAGTATAATAACCTGGTTGATACCTAAAACCTCTAAAAACAGCATCGCTTCCTACAATCCTAAAAAACCCAGCGTCAGATATTTCATATTTTGGATTTTCGTTCAATAACTTCCATTCCATATTAAAACCACGCTCGTTTCATTATATTTTTACTATTATTACTTTCTTCTTCTATTACTTCTCTTCGTTTCTCAAGCAATTTAGCAGCTGCATAATTTTTAGCTTTCCATTGTATTCCACGTAATAACATTTCAGATACTCTATCAAAGTTTCCAACGTTATTCCAAATTTTCAATTCTACAATAGATTGATAATCATATATTGTTTCAAACAAATAAATATCATCGCCGTTATCTCGTTTACCTACAACACTATATAGCATTTCTTTAAGATAACGTAAACCTTCAAGTTTGATATTAGTATCACCTACGCTAATTCCATAATTAGAACTAACTTGTCCTTTAACCGAAGTATCAAAAAGATATACAG